AACTGCGACCGCCGATAGTGCTAGCGTTAGCGCCGCCACCATCAAACATATCTCGCACGCCCGTGTAGCCCACGCCGCCGTGCCCCGCTGGGCCGCCGTCTGGCGCGTTCCCGCGATCCGCACCGTAAGTGACTGGCGAGGCAGAGCCTGCGGACAGCGGTGCGTAGGAAGATGACCCGCCGTAAGACGGCCCAGAATAACCGCCGCCTACTGGATCAAGGAACTGATTCATAATCGCCTGATACTGGCCTGGGCGCTTGGCCTCTAACTCAGCCAGCGACTGCTCATACATCGGAGCCGATGAGTAACCCTGCACGCCACCTGCGTATGTTGTCGGCGCTGGCATACCGCCCATGATGTCCTGCTGAGACGTTGGTGCTCGTAAGCCGAAGGCGCTGGCCGTGTCGGCAGTGTTCTGGAACGCCGCCTGCTGCATCGGTGAGAACGCCGCTACGTCGGGGCCGTAGTATGGCGTGTAGCCGATCTTTGAGATGTCGCTTGCGCGTGCCAAGTTCGCCTTGGACGCCGCCTCGATGTATTCGGGGATTTTTACTTCTGAAGTGGTTGAACCACCCTTGCCGCCTGACATCAGCCGAACTCCTTAATGTATGAGGCGTGCTGAGCTTCCCAGCCGTGTGCCTTCAGTGGTTTCTTCCAGCCAAAGCGGCCAGACATTGTAAGTGCGCTGCAACCTTGAGCTTTTGCCCATTCTATCACATCGTCGTGCATATCCAAAATCTGTTCGAGCTCTCCGCCACCCAAGAACACATTGAGGACACTTTTTCTAGGATATACCACAATTTCAGTGATGATACACCCCTTGGGCGTTGGCCAAAGTTGCAAGTAGCCCTTGCCGATCCCCTCAACTATGTCGCTGAACTCGTGCGTGCCGCCTGAATACTCAAGTGCGGCCTCAATCCACGGTCTGCATCTCTCCAGCTCGTTATCCATGAAGCCTCGTAATTGCCATTGTGGACGCAGGTGCGGCGGGCGCAAATGCTGTGGCCGCCGAGGCGTTGAGCGTGCCGCTCGTGCCGTCAACTGCCCACATAGCCTCTAAGTAGTCGCCAGCCGCAAAGTCAAAGATCGCTGTCCGAGACACAACAATAACGGCCCCGTTTTGGTGTAGAGCGTTCTTCATTGTTGAGCCCGCAACGTCAACGCCGTTCACGCGCGGCCAGAACCAGAAGTTGACCGTGCTTGACGATGTAGACGAGATTTGCGCCGAGAACGAGATCATATACTCGCCAGCCTCCGCAAACACCAAGCGAGACGCAGGCGTGCCGTTTGTGATGCCGCTCTCGACGGACGGCGTGTAGGTCAAGGCGTAGGCAGTGTTGGCCAGCGCAGCCGTCTGACTCGCAGTCACCGCACCAGAGTACTGGCCGTCCTCAAGCACGATCTGCCGCCACTCGCCGTTCTTGGACACGACGGGGTATTCATTCACCTCATCCCAGAGGATGACGCCATTCTCTGACGCCCGTGCGTCGGCACGCTTGAAGGCCAGACGTGATGCCGTGCGTTGCAGATATGTCACAATGTTCTGCGACCATACCTTCAAGTCTCCCGTGACGGGTGGCGGCGTGTACCCGCCACTCATCGCTTGCTGCCCGCCGTGGCTTCAAGGCGCATGATGCCGACACGCCAGTCTGCCAGCTTTGCGCCTTCCACACGCATCCGCACCTGACGCCCCGTGAAGCGCACGGACGTCGGGTTGGCCATAGCATACGGCCCGTAGGTGCGCTCGTCGTCATTCGGGTGGAAGCGTGTCTTGAACGTCGCCTCAACGTCACCCTGCGTGAGCTCGTCGGGAATGAGCATCGTGGCCGACATAACGTTGTCGCCAGCGCCGAGGCTGATTGGGCCGCTCTCTGCGAAGACCTCTGCGCCCTCGTAGTTTAGGCCAGTGTCGTGATTGTATGCGTCGCCGTCAGTCTTGAACCACACGGGGCGGCGGAACACGCCGCGGTCAAAGCCAGCAGTGCGTGAGAGCTGGCCGATAGACCAGTGGCCCTCTTTGTAGTTGTAGCTGACGTAGCGGTCGATCTCGTTGGAGCCTTCCGACGGATACCACCACCAGATTTCGTTGTACTGCTGATTGGCCACCGCCCACACCTTCGAGGCTTGCGCCGCGTTCATGTCGTTGAAGACGTGATCGGCAACCTCGCAGGGGATGTCCTGCACGGCCCCGCCCGCATAGGCAAAGAAGCCTCGCTGGCCCATCCAGAAGACGCCCTCGTCAACCGCCGCCGCTGATCTGCGGCTCACGGCCCCACATGAGGAGCCGACGCGAGAGAAGCCGTAGACGAACTGGCCGCCGATGTATGTGACGCTGTGGGCGTCGATGTCGGTGATGACGAGAGACTGCCCGCGTGTGCGGATGCCCTGCATGATCTGGCCAGCCGTTTGCAGCTCGATGTCGCCAGCCTCGTTTGTTGCGGCGGGCGTCCACAAAGTGTTGTTCTCGCGGTCGCACCACTGCACCTTACGGGGGTTGCCGCCAGCGCCGAGCGCGAACAGGAAGCGCTCTTCCGTGACCAGCAGGCCGAGGTTGTCAGTCGGAGCGTTGGCGATGGGAGCAGCGTCTGCGCCCGTGTTAAGTTGCCACTCAAGTAGGCGTCCGTCTGCCGTGGAGCATGCCACGAGGTATGAGCCGAAGTTATCCAGAGACCATGTTGTAGCCTCCGAATAGTTGCCCGTGTCGGCCCGCTCTGTGCCGTAGAAGCCGAGGCCGTAGAAGCCGCCGCTGTAGCCGATGTTCGCCACCGCGTCGAGCGTGCCAGTCGTCAAGTCTGCTGGCGTGATGTCAGTGGTGACGTTGCTCTCAGTGGAGACCACGAGCTTGTCGTGGAAGCCAGCGGCGAACCAGCGGTCGGACGTGGTGTCCTGCCACGCAATAGCGGCTCGCGGCGCAGTCGTGCCGAGCGAGACGCGGTTCTCCCACCCACGCACGGGGCGCATGGTGTTTTCAACCCACCGCACGAGGTTGGCGTCATGCCAGCGGTTGCTGCCCTGAAACTCAGTGCCGTTGCGGTAGACGCCTGCGGGGATTTGGAGCGGAATTAGCGGCATGAGTAGCCCTTCTTATCATCAGTGTTTGCGTAACGCATGGCCCAGCCTTTCTAGAAAACCAAACTTGGCGTTCTTCCTGCATGAGTGGCAATGCCCGCATTGCTTCACAATGCCGCCTCGCGTCAGCGGCTCTCGACACGACGAAACAAGAGCAAGATAATCATCTGGCATCTCTTCGTAAGCCTCTTTCACAAGGTGTGTCTCCATACCCATACAGATGTCCACTGTGTCTTCAGTAGCAGCCCTGACATACTCTGCCATAGCCTTATTCATACGCTCCTTGTGTGGGTCAAGGACTGAACCGTCTAAGTTCCTGCGTGCCGATGACGGAAGATCGTCTCCCACAAGTATGTAGTCGCACTTGCGCTCCATAGCTGCTGTTGCTGAAAGTAGCACCGCCAAAGTGATGTCTCGCATGACGGCGCCCCCAGATGACGTATCCACTGTGCTCGTGCGAACCGAAACTTTCCGATTTAGGTATTCAATCTGCTTGCGCACGGCCAAGTCTTCCACCTGCAAGCGCCCGCTCCATCTGGGGTATAGGTGTATGTGGTGTGTGTGTATAGGTCTATCTGTGACTATCTGTGCGTATTTCCAGAGGATGTAGGCGGAGTCTAATCCGCCCGACAACACAAGCAGTGCATCAATGCCGTCTTTCGCTCTCTCCAGTAAGCCTTCAAGAGAGATAAGCCCTAGTTGTGATGTCATATTGTACATAATGTCTAGCTCAGCACGGCAAAGGTGGAATATTCCCCCGAGAACCTGTAATAATGGTCGTCTGGCACAATAATGTTGACGGTGCTTCGCCCGCCCAAACCTCCTGACGACTTGCCGACCTCCACCCAAACAGAGTTGTCATCCGAAACCTCTAATGTGCTTGGAATGTAAGAGGTGCTTTCGCCGTCAGGGACTGCGTAAGTTGCGATTGTTGCGCTAACCTGTATTGGTCGGCCAGTAGTGTTTCGGTAGGACGTGTCAGCAGTTCGTGCGGCAGTAGCCCAAGATTGACCAACCCCGATAGGTTCTGAGGCCAACGCCTCAACCGCCGCCTTCAACTTCGCAGGAGACACGAGGCTCTCAGTCGTGCTCGTGCCAGCCTCCCAAGTTGCCCCAGTCTGCGTCGCAGCCTCATATTTGGTGTCAATCTGCGCCTGAATTGCAGACGTCACGCCGTCGAGGTGATTGATCTCGGCTGTGGTGGCCGTGACGCCGTCGAGCACGTTGAGCTCTGTCGCTGTGGCTGTGACGCCATCGAGGATGTTGATCTCTGCTGCGGTGGCTGTAACGCCATCGAGGATGTTCAGATCGGCTGTGGTGGCCGTGACGCCGTCCAAGACGTTCAACTCCGCCACGGAGGCCGTGACGTCTGCGCCGCCGATCCTGAGGGCTGTCAGGTCAGGCGAGATCGCCGTCGTGCCGTCCAGCAGGTTGTCCAAGCTGTCGAGGTTAGTGTTGAGCTTCGTGCCCCATGTGTCAGCGGATGCGCCGACTTCTGGTTTGGTTAATCCGTAAGTTGCAGTTACCGTGTCAGCCATTTCGCTTCCAATCCGTTCGCTGTGTGGCTCAGAGAGCGCTTAATTTAAGGCGCATCTTGCCACGTTTTGTTATTTGAGGCAACTGGAGACCAGATGCCAGAGGCGTCGCTAGCGTCTGTCCATATCTCAGGCGTCGGCGGTAGCGGCTCCCACTTCTCGACGGCGCTTGCCGCAAATGCCAGAGACGCCGCCAATGCTGAGGCGCTGGGCTTAACCCTGACGCAGCTCGCCGCCGTGGCAGAGGTTGCCGCTGTGGTGACGTGTATCTCGTAGACTGCGAGGGCTGTCGCCGATGTCGTGAGCGCTGCGGACGTCGCTGCGGACGTCGGGCGCACCCTAACCACAAGAGACGACGCTGAGAGCGACGGAGAGGCCGCCCCAGAGCCCAGACGCACTCGCAGGGCGCTGGGCGTCGCGGTGAGCGCCGTTGACGCCGTAGCGTCCGCGCTGCGGAGCCTGATGGCGTCAGCGTCAGTCGTGGCAGCCGTGTTGATTTGGCACGCTGCCGAGATGGCGTCGCCGACAGCATAGCCTTCAAGCCAGTATTCAGGTTCGACGTAATACGGGAGCGCCATCAGTGAGCCTCTATCAGCGGGGTTTGCGTGAGTGTATCACGCTATGGCTTATCTGGCCACGTTACGTTGTCAGGGAAGCCAACCTGTTGCGGCACATCCAAGAGTGCTTGTCGGTATGCAGCTCATGCTGCCTGTGTCTCAGCGTCAAGTGCAATCTCTGATTTCTTCTACTGTAGCCATTAAGTCATCACTCCATCTGCACCACTCTCATAAAGGTCAAAGTCTTCTGAGGCTGCACCTTCAAACAAATATGCCATTTTTTTACTTAATATAACATCACATTCAGGAGAGACGTTATGATGGCTCATCTTTGGCATTTGTCCACAAGTAGCCCCAATGTGGGCAACAGCATCAGGCAAGTCTTCGAAACGATATATAAAGTCTGTGATTACGCCATTGCGCAACAAATACATTGATTGCAAACGCAGAGGCTCTGGCCACAAATGATGTCCGTCACAAAACCTACCTACAAACTCCTCAAAAGTCTTCTCGCCAATACCCCAAGCAGAGCTTGCAGAGTAAAAGTAAGGCGAGTGCTTCAAATACAAGTAATAGCTTTTAATCCAGTCATGCGGGTTGCGTATCAAGCCCAAGCAATCTTGACCGCCGTCACGCTTCACAACATCGACAGGCTCGTGAGTATGAGGTGTATAGTTTTTCGCATAAGGAGAAAATGCCTTTTCAATGGCAATCGTGGCAGTCTTTGGAACCGCCACGAAACTTATGTTTTTGAGGTGAAGTGTCATGCAAGGAAGGAAGGCACTTCTGGCCAGACGATATCGGAGGGAAAGCCAGCCTGATCAGTAATATCAAGCAGCGCCCTGCGATAAGCCGACACCTCGTCCTTTCTTTCTTGTGAAAGGTCGCCCCATCGAAGCGGGTTTGTTGCGATAGGGTCAACAATCTCAGTCAAAAGCTGACTGCGATAATATCTGGCCTCTAAAGTCTGCTCATAAAGTATTTCAGCTTCAGTCGGAGGCACATATGGTGCAGTTGCAGGATCAGCAAGCATTTCAGCGTGAAGGGCGGCAACATCAAAGTCAGCCCCAGTATCGCTTGAGGCGCAAGTAAAAGGTATCCAACCGTGGGTAGGGTGCTCTATCTCGCAATCAATCCAACCGTTTTCTAGCATTTTTGCATCACGATAGTTCATGTCAAGATATCCTTACCCAAAGCGTTGAGGGTCTATAATAAGTCGTATCTCGCCCACCAACTGCATTGTAATCTGCTCTCCCCATGCACCGCCATGTTCCAGCTTGGGTTGTGTTTTGGACGGTAATATTACCCGCTGTGGCGGGGTTTGTGAGGCTGCTGCTGGAAGTTTTTGTCGTGATGCCAGACGGTCTGAGACTTGAGCCAGCAAGAGTTGAACCAAACGCGAAGCTCCAAGTTGAAGCCGAAATTAAAAAGGCGTAAGTTCCAACGTCCCCAGCTGTTGTTGATCCACCACCGCCAGCATCAATCCAATCATAGTCTGAGCCATTCCAAGACAAGACCTGATCAGTAGTGGCCGTGCCTGTGTTCAGATGCGTATCTACGTCTGAATTGGTGTAGGCCGCAGGAATGCTCAGAGTGGTCGAGCCGAGCGCCGTAATGTGGCCGTAGGTGTCGAGCGTGATGTCTTGGATTACGGTCGTGCCACTGTTGTTCACGCTTCCCTGAGAGGACGTATCAGCATGGTTAATCGTAACCGTGCCCGAAGTGCCGCCGCCCGTGATGCCGCTTCCTGCGGTCACGCCCGTAATATCGCCCACATTGGCCGTATAGCCAGCATCATTTGTCAGGGCGGAAACATTGTCGCCAGACTGCAATGCACTGTCAGCCAGTGAGCCTTGTGCGGCTGTAGCGTAAGCTGTTGAGGCTGTAGTGGCGGCAGTGCCAAGGCCAAGGTTTGTGCGGGCAGCAGACGCAGAAGAGACGTCCGACAGATTGTTGGACGCCTCCAGCTTGTCCGCGTTCAGGTTTGTGAAGTTGTCGTCAACCTCAGTGTGCGTGAGGGGAGTGCCCTTGCCTGCGCGCGTCGTTATGCTGGTCATTTATCAATCCAATGTGATGTCGAGGTCGCCTGCTGGGATGCGGAGGACGTCACCCGTGTCGATGCTCTTTGACGACGTTAGCGCCGCGTAGGCG